AGATGTGTATAAGAGACAGCAGCCTGCCGGATGCTCTGGCGGCCCGGATCTCCGGCGCGGATGACGACGCCCGCGAGGCAGACGCCAAGGCGCTGGCGAAGCTGTTCCACGGCCGTGGCGGGGGAGTGGGCCGTGGCGGCCTGGACCCGTCGGCCAAGTCGGTCTCCAACGATCCGGGAGAGCTGGCGGCCAGCATTCCCCGCGCTCGCCGGTAAGGCGAGCTAAGAAAGTCCCGGGCCGACACATGCATGCGGCGGCCCGGGACCGTCATTTGCTCATTGAATTGCGGACGGCGTTGACGAGCTTGTCACGCGGAGTTGCCGTTCCGACGTGAAGACGACCCAAGCCAGCCAGCGGAGCGCGATGCGGCGGTCAGCGCGACCGTCACCGCCAATAGCGCGATGGTTGGTGCGGCGCTGGACTGCGGACGTACGAAGAGCAGGACCGCCGCCGCAATCGTTGCGACAGACAGGGCTGCGAGTGCGCCCCTCGCCATGAGGATCTTCTGCGACTGCTTCATGACGTCACTCCTGCTCATCCGAACGGGTTGCAAACCACGGCGCCGTACGGAGGAACCCCCACCGCGTACAGGATCGACCAACCATTTTCATGCTGGCAGACGTACATCTGGGCAACCAACAATCCGGCGACCGCCCCGACAACCGGAGCCGCCGGCCCAGTCGCTCCCATGGCCGCCGCCAGGCCGGAAACGCCACCCACAGCGCCGATCCCGCCTGAAAGCTTGCCGATCAGGTACTTGTCCATCCCGAATTCAACGCCGTACCAGTGCATTTTGACGTAGCCGTGCTTGCCGGACGAACTCATCGCGGACTTCGCTTGAGCGGCGCTGGACCCGGAAGCCGTCTGCGGCGCCGGAATCTTTCCGTCCTTGACGTAGCCATTCATCTTGTCGATCTGACTCTTCAGCTTCTGAAGATCAGCCGCCGGTATCTGCGAGAATGCGTTCGCAGGAGCGTCGAGCTTCCAACCCTCGGGGCTGGAAGTGACATACGGATCAAGCTTCTTGATGGACGCACCCAGAGGATTTTGGGCCAGTGCCTTGGCCTCGGATGACGCACTTACCCGCGAGACTGGCTGATCGGCGGCAACGGCAGCGGGCGCGGCGATGCCCAGCGTTACGGCAAGAGTTACGGCAGATGCGGCGGCCCTCAAGCTGCGGCGAGTGAACAAGAAATTCCCCCTGCTTTACGCGAATGGGTATCCGCACATGAGCGGACTTTGGTCGTGATCAACACCATCAGTCCTGTGAAGTGAATGTCAAATGAGTGTCACTGGTGCCAGAGTTCCCCAATTTGATGATGTGTTATTGCCTATCTCCATGGCATTTCATCTTGAATCTGGCTCCGTCAGCATAAACCTGGCATACGAGGCTTTACGTCCTTGTGGGTCGGGCGTAGGGTCCGGGGCTGGGTAGGCGCATCAGGACCGGGGGCGCCCCGATGAGGGCGCGGAGTGGAGGCCCGCGGGGGCTGCGGAGCTGGCGTTCATGTCGGAGGGCGGACGCCCGCCAAAGTTTAAGTGGCGGCAAATTCAAGGGGTTTCACCATCCAAGGGCCCATGGATATGCCGCGTGTGCTGACCCAGGGCCCCTGCTTTGAGCGGAGCACATGGCTAACAGCTTTCTGAAGTCCGAGAAGATCGCGGCGACCGCGCTGGGTCTTCTTGAGCGGGAAATGGTCCTGTCGCGTCTGGTGTGGACCAACGGCGGGTTCGATTTCACCGGCGCCAAGAACGACACCGTGACCATTCGGATTCCGGCCCAGCTTGAGGCCCGCGAGTACGAGTGGCGCAACGACCGGTCCTCGGACATCGTCCTGGACGAGCTGGCGGAGGACTCCACCACCGTCACGCTGAACAAGGACATCTACAGCGCCGTGGCGATCACGGACGAGGAACTGACGCTGGATATCCGGGACTTCGCGTCTCAGGTCCTCCAGCCCCAGGTCAACGCCGTCGCCAAGGCGATTGATACTGGCGTGGCGAACATGATTGAGACCGCCACCTACAGCAGCACGGTCACGCTGGACGAGGCGGACCCGTGGAAGGGCCTCATTGATGCCCGCGCGGTCCTGAACAAGGCGAACGTTCCCCAGGAGGGCCGTACCCTCCTGATCGGCGCGGACGTGGAAACCGCCCTACTGAAGTCCAACCGCATCGCGGACGTGTCCCAGTCCGGTTCGGACTCGGCGCTCCGTGCCGCGACCATCGGCCGCCTGGCCGGGTTCGACCTGGTGGTGTCCAATGCGATCAACCCGCGCGCCGCGTATGGCTTCATCCCGTCCGCGTTCGTCCTGGCGACCCGTGCTCCGGCCATCCCGGCCGGTGTCACTTCGGGTTCCTCGCAGTCGTACAACGGTCTGGCCATGCGGTGGGTGCGCGACTACGACGCGGCAAAGCTGCGGGACCGCTCCATCCTGAACGTCTACGCCGGGTACAACGTCATGACGGACCCGGTGGGCGGAGGCAAGAACCCGGCCAAGCGCCTGGTGCGCGCGGTGAAGCTGGACATGCCGACCGCGACGAAGCCCCCGACCGACAAGTAGGGGTCTTCATGGAGCCCCTTGCGGACGTGGCGGCCCTGGAACAGCGTCTGGGGCGCTCCCTGGTTGGGGAGGAGCGGGCGCAGGCGGAGGCGGCTCTATCGGACGCCTCCACCACCGTGCGGGCGTATGGAGATGCCTGGCCCGACCCGGCCGAGGCCCCGGCCATCGCGGTAGCGGTCACGCTGGCGGCTGCGGAGCGACGGGTGAGGAACCCGGAGGGGTACCGGTCGGAGCTGCAAGGCGCCTACCAGTACCAGCTTCCGGCATCACTGCCTGTGGGCGCCGGCCTCACCGATGGTGAAGCCCGGTTGATCCGCGCGGCCGTTGGCGCGTCCGGGGTGTTCGCGGTGCCCGTGGAGTCCTTGGGGGGTTCGCTGTGAGCCTCCTGGACTCTGGCCCGGACATCGTGACCGTGTTCCCGACCGTGCCCGTGGACGACGGGTACGGCGGCACCAAACCGGGCCCCGGCCAACCGGTGATGCTCCGGGCCCGCGTCCTCCCGGCCACCAGCGACGAAAGCGGAGAGCCGGGATATCTGACTGGCACCGAGTACCGCGTGTACGCCCGCGCCTTCCCGGCCGGGCCCTGGTCCCGCGTCGAGTGGGCCGGACACATCTGGGCCGTGGTCGGTGAACCCCAGCACTTCGGCGGCTCCCGGCGCCTGGCACACGACGTGGCGACGATCCGGAAGCGGGGATGACGTGGCAGAGGTGAAGCCCAACCTGGACAGCATCGTGGCGCACATGCCCGGCGTCCGGGACGCCGTGGCGGACGAACTGGAGCACCGGGCGGACCGCGTGCGGGCGGTGGTCGAGGCGCACCGGCACTCCGGAGCCTTGGCTGCCCACACCAGGGTCCGCACCAACCGGACGGACTCCACGGTCACCCTGGAGGACCCGGCGGTTTTCGCCATCAACTACGGCCACCTGGCGCCCAACGGCCGATGGGTGCCTGGCATTCACGCGATTGAGGCCGGCCTATGAGGCCGGTACTCCCCGATGTGGACGCCCTGGTGGTGGACGCCTTCCGCGACGGCCTGAGCGGCGCCACGATCCGGGTGGCCTGGCCCGAGGACTGGACCGACCGGCTCCCCCTGGTGGTGGCCCGCCGGGTGCCGGGCGGCTCCTCCAATCCCCTCGGCATCGACGTGGCCCTGATCGACGTGCAGGCGGCGGCCACGGACCGGCGGGAAGCATCCCGCCTGGCCCGCGTTGCGCGCGTGGTCCTGGCGGACGCGTGCCTGAAGCAGTGGCAGGGCCCTGACGGCTACTTGAGCCGCTTTGAAGACGTGACCGGCCCGGCGGAGATCCGGACCGGAGAACCCACGGCCGGACCGGATCTCTTCCGGTTCCAGGCCACCTACCGCGTGACCGCGCGGCCCATCTGACGCACCCTGGAGGCGGCCCCTTTGGCCCTGATTGACGATGCCGCGTTCGTCGCGGCAGGCGGTTACATCTACATCGCCGACCCGGACACGGCCAAGCCGACCGATATCAAGGACCCACTGGCCCCGGGGAACGGCTGGGAGTCCATCGGCCACACCAGCCTTGACGACCTGCCGGAGTTCGGCCGGGACGGTGACGACCCCGAAGTCAAGGGATCGTGGCAGAACGTGAAGCTGCGGGCGACCACGCCGGACGTGACGTACTCCGTCACCATCAAGTCCATCCAGGCCACGGCCCTGACGTACCAGCTCTATTTCGGAGCGGGCCCCGCGGCCGTCCAGGCGGACAAGTCGTTCCGTATCCCTGCCCAGCCCCGGCCGCAGACCAAGGCCCTGTTGGTTGTCCTGGTGGACGGCGCCAACTACCTGCCGCTGTGGCATCCGCGTGTCTCCCTCCTGGGCTCGGACGCCGTGGGCCTTGCGGCGGATGACTTCGTGTCCTTCCCGATCAAGGGCACGTTCCTGGGCTCCAGCCTGATCGGCAACGCCATCGGCGAATGGGCCCAGATCGCCGCACCGGAGGCGCCGCCCGTACAGGGCGGCGGAGGCGAGTAGCGCCCTCACGTTGCGTAGAGCGCTGGCTGAGCGCTCCGTGACCGCCTTCCGCCCGGACGGTCCCCCGGGTGGGAGGGCCTGCATTCCCAACGGACCGCACCACCAACAACTTTGGGGAACACACCTTGGCACTTTCTTGCACGGAGATGATGGCGGAGGCTGCGGCGGAGTACGCGGGCCTGGAGCTGGAGACACGGGCCGGTGAGTCCGTGCAGCTCCGCAACATCCTCATGCTTCCGGACGACGGCCTGAAGGCCGCCCGGGACATCCTCGCGCGCTTCGGTGAGACCGGCGCGGAGGACCTGGAGGAACTGGTCCCACAGATCCGGGACCTTCTCCTCCTGGTGGCCGACGACCCCGCCGCGCTGAAGGCGGAGATGGCGGACTGGCCGCTGGCCGTGTTCGTCCGAACTGTTGGCGCCTGGCAGGAGGAGACCCAGGTGGGGGAAGCTCCGCGCTCGGACAGCTGATCACCGAGGGGCACGGCGGGGCGCTGCGGGCAGACCTCCAGCGCTACTACGGCCTGGACCTGGCCGACGTGTGGAGGGGCACCCTCACGCCCCGTCGGGCCTGGCAGTTGTCTGAGCACCTACCACCGGATTCCGCCCTGGCCGCATCGCTGGCGGGCGGTCCCGAACACCGGGGGTGGACGGTCCAAACCCACCTCCTGGCCCAGCTCGTCAACGCCGTGAGGTTCGCCGACGCCAACAACGTCCGCGTCTCCGGCGGACGACTCAAGCGGGAACCCACACCCGTCAACGTTCCACAGGTCAAGGCGGACAAGCACGAGCGCCCACGCCTTGACCTGTCCAACCACCCCTTGGCCAAGCCCATTGCACCCAGGGGGTAGTCCATGGCTGGGCCCGGAGGCCGCGAGGCCGGGCGGCTGGCGATCCGCGTCCTTCCCGACACATCGAATTTCGCCACCAGTCTCCAGCGGTACCTAGACCGCGTCGAGCGGCGAGCCCGCGTTCAGGTCCAGGCTGTCCCGGACCTGACAGGGTTCCGGGAGCGGCTGAATACCCAACTCGCCCGCGTGCGGGCCCGGGTCCGCGTCAATGTCGATCCGGACCTGTCCGAGTTTCGCGACCGACTCCGCGGTCGTCTCCAGGGCGCGAACGCCGCTCTCGGTGTCCGCCTGGAGGTCAACGAACGCGAGATAGCCCGGCTCCGTCGGGAGCTGGCACACATCACGCCCCCGCTGACCATCCCGGCCCGCGTGGACGTGGACCGGGACCGGCTGGCCAACCTGGCTCGGGACGTGACCTCTCTGGGGGACGGCTCGGGCGGCGCCGCTCGAAAGGTCCTGTCCCTGGCGGGGTCCGTCGGGAAGCTCGCCACGATGGCCTCCAGCGTCCCGGCCGTGGCGGGCCTGGCGTCGTCCATCGCGGCCATGGCCCCGGCGGCCGGAGTCGCGGCCCCGGCCGTCCTGGCCCTGGCATCGGCCGGTGTCGCGCTCAAGATCGGCATGTCCGGCGTCTCCGATGCCTTGTCGGGCGACGCGGACGCGATGGCCAATCTGGCCCCCGCTGCACAGGGTTTCGTCACCCAGGCCAAGGCGCTGGCGCCTGCCTGGGACGAGGTGAAACGTTCCGTCCAGGGGACGCTTTTCCGGGACCTGGGCGACACGCTCACCCGGACGGCGAACTCCGTTCTCCCGGTTCTGAAAACCCAGCTCACCGGTACCGCGTCCGCGCTCAACTCCATGGCCAAGGACGCGGCCGGCACAGCGCGGACCCTGGCCCAGGACGGCACGCTGGGCAAGGCGCTGAGCGGCGCAACCCGGGGCCTTCAGAACATGAAGGGCCTACCGGGGACGGTCCTTCAGGGCCTGGTCCAGCTCGGCGCGGCGGCGGCGCCCACATTCGACCGGATGACGGGCTCCATTGGCCAGGGCCTGGACCGCCTCCGGGCCAAGTGGGACGCGTCGTTCAAGTCCGGCGCCATGCAGTCGTCCATAGAGGCGGCTGTGGGAGTGGCCCGCACCTTCGGCGGGGTGCTGGCCAACGTCGGCAAGACCCTGGGCAACGTCCTGGGCGCGGCGGCCGACGCCGGGGGCGGCGCGCTCCAGGTTCTTTCGGAACTGGCCGCTACGGCAGCCAAGGTCACCGCGACCCCCGAGGCCCAGGAGACGTTCCGGGCCCTGTTCGAGACCGTCTCGGCGGTCGGCAAGGCTGTCTCCCAGGTTCTGGGGGCCGCCTTGAAGGCCGCCCTGCCTCTGGTCCACACGTTGGTGACAACGTTGTCTGGGCCGGTTCAGAGCGCGGTCCGGACCTTGACTCCGGCGTTCGTCCAGCTCGCTCAGAGTTTGGGCGCCGGGCTGGCCCCCGTCGTCAAGGTCGCCTCCCAGGCCCTGGCCGCCATCCTGCCGATCGCGGCCCAGCTCGCGGTCCAACTGGCGGGCGCCCTGGGCCCCACCCTGAAGATCGTCGGTGGCCTGGTCGCTCAGGTCGCGTCTGCGCTGCTCACGGCCCTAAAGCCGGCCCTGGCGCAGCTCCCGGCGATCGTCGGCCCCATCCTGGCCGTTGTAGCCAAACTTGCCCCGATTTTGGGGCAATTGGTCGGGCAACTGGTCAGCGCCCTGGCCCCCGCCCTGGCCACCATCGGGTCTGCCCTCGGCCAACTCCTGGCCGCCTGCGGCCCGCTGATCGAGGCCGTCGGCACGCTCCTGGCGGGCGCCTTCCGCGCCCTCATGCCCGTGATCACCGCTGCGATCGGCATCGTCGGCAAGATCGCGGGCGTGCTCGCCTCGCTGGCCGCGAAGTACATCACCGGCATCGTGGTGCCAGCGATCAAGGCCATCGTGGCGCTCTTTCGCGGGGACTTTTCCGGAGCGCTCACCGCCGCCAAGTCCGCTTTGTCCGGGCTGGCTTCGTTCTTCGGGTCCATCTTCTCCAAGATCGGCTCCATCGTGTCCTCCGGAGTCTCCGCCGTGGTCGGCTACTTCGGCGATATGGGCTCGCGGGCCTGGTCCTACGTGAAGTCGATGGGCTCCAATGTGGCCAGCGCGGCCCGGTCGGCCATGTCCTCCATGGGATCCAAGATCTCCAGCGGGATCAGTTCGGCCGTCGGGTTCATCCGCGGCCTACCCGGCCGTGCGCGGGACGCCCTGGGCAACCTCGGCTCCACCCTCTGGAACGCGGGCGCGAGCCTGATCCGCGGCTTCATCAACGGCATCACGTCCATGATCGGCAGCCTGCGGGACAAGCTGTCCAGCATCACGTCCATGCTCCCGGACTGGAAGGGCCCGGCGGAGCTGGACGCCCGCATCCTGACCCCGAACGGCCGCCTGTTGCTGAAGGGGTTCATGCGCGGCATTCAGGACCAGGTGCCCGCGCTCAAGCGGCAGTTGGGCGGGATCACCGGAGACCTTCCGGCCATGGTCGGCGAGCAGGCCCGCATCCAGGTCCAGTCAGAACACGTTTCGCCCGCATCGCGCGGCACCGGATCCATGGCGCTCACCATCGAGAACTTCAACGCCGGTCACCTCACCCCCGGGCAGGTGGCGCGCGAACTGGAGTGGCGCATGAAGGCAAGGGGGTAGTTTGGCGCCGCATCTGCGGACGGCCGACCGCCTGATAACTCAGGACGGCCAAATCCAATACAGCAACCTGCTGTTGGGGGAAGAGACACCGTTCGTCGGCGAGCGGCTGACTGGCTGGGATGACCTCCCGGACGCCGATGTGGCCAACGTGGCCATGCCGGGACAACACGGCGTATGGCTCGGCCAGATGCTGGCCGGCTCCCGCGTCCTCCAGTGGGATTTCTCCATTCTCCCGGACGACCCGGACGACTTCCCCGGCATCTTGAACCAGCTCCGAGCGGCCACCGCGCTGGGGCAGGAGGAACGGGAGCTGGTGGTCCAACTCGCCGGAGCCCGGCGGATGATGCGCGGGCGCGTCATCCGTCGCCTTCTCCCTGCGGACCGCCAGTACACCAAGGGGGAGCCCTCCGGTTCCCTGGTGTGGGAGTGCTCCGACCCGCGCCGCTACTCCGTCAGGGAGAGCCGGGCCCGGGTCGGACTCCCGGAGGGGGAACCCGGCCTGGACTGGGGCGGCGGTCTGGAATGGCCTCTGGATTGGGGGCACGCCGGGTCCGCCGGCACCCTCAACGTCGTGAACGCCGGGGACGCCCCGGCCCATCCCGTCGTGGAGTTCCGGGGCCCGGTCGTCCGCCCATCCCTGGTGCAGACGCATAGCGGCCTGGTGCTGGAGTACGACATCACGTTGGCGGAGCGCGACACGCTCACCGTGGACTGTGCTGCCGGAACGGTCGTCCTCAACGGTGCGGCCTCTCGCCTCTACACGGCCACCCGGGCCTCCGTGCCGGAGGAGGCATTCACCGTCGAACCCGGCTCCACCCCCATGGCATTTCGCGCGGACATGGCCGCGTACGACCCGCGCGCATCGGTGACGGTCCGGTGGCGCCACGCATTTTGGTAGCAGAGAGGTGGGCCGGCTGTGACGGTTCGTAGTGGATGGCTCGTTACTCGAGGACCGGACGGTGGGGGCCAGACCCGCGAGGACACCCGCGTGGTCCCGATCGGGACGTTCGCGCCCGCTGGGGAGCTGTCGGCGCGCTCCGGAGTGGTCCCCGGTGGCAGCCCGTTCGCCCTGGTGTCCGCCGGGGAGATGGAGGCCACCGTGGGCGTGGGCCGCGCCGTCATCCAGGGCAGCGGCCCCCAGGGCGCCTATCCGGTGGCGATTACTGCCCCGGAGTCGGTGACGTTCACTCCGGGGGACGCGCAGTTCCCGCGTATCGACGTGGTGGCGCTGCGGGTCTATGACGACCCCTACGACTCGTCGGGGGAGGAGAAGGCCGTCCTGGAGGTGGTCCAGGGCGACCCGGCCGCCGCGCCCACGGCGCCGACGGTCACCGGGGCCGCTGTGGTCCTGTGGGAGGTGACCGTCCCGGCCGGGGCATCCTCCGGCACGGGCGGGATCAACTGGTCCACGGGCGTGGCTGACCGCCGGGACTACGCGGTGGCCGTCGGCGGCATCGCGGTGGGCAACACCCCCGCGTCCTACGCCGGACAGTGGCGCGACTACGGCGGCGTCCTGGAGCGCTCCAACGGCACCGACTGGGAGCCGGTCGTCCGCCTCGGCTACTCCGGCCGCCTAGAGCTGGGAGACGTGAGCCTGTACCGGAAAGGCGCCAAGACCCTGGCGACCGACCAGCGGTTCACGGCCCAGGTCGAGAAGTCCACGGCCTACTCCGCCGTGCAATCCGGCTGGAAGGTCTTGGCGTTCGAGGCCAAGAAGACCTGCGGCCTGGTCCACCTCTTCCTTGAAGTCGAGCGGACCGGGGCGCCCATCACGGCGAACAGCTCCGGCAACATCGCCGACGAAACGATCGTCACCATCCCGCCCGGGTTCCGCCCCGCCCGCGACGTGGAGGCCATCGCGTGCGACGGCTACGCCGACGGCGGATGCCGCATCAGCCCCAGCGGCACGGTCGTGATCCGCACCTGGGCCCCCAACGGAACCCTCACCAAGGGCAACGTCATCCGCATCACGCCCACCTACATTCTCTAAAGGAGCTAAACGTCCTGTCGCAGTACCGGTTTCTGTTCGCGGACCTGCGCACAGACCAGACCCTGGACCAGCTCCCCGTCCAAGGCGTCACGTTCGACGACTACATAGGCAAGACCGGCGCCCTGTCCGGCACGATCCCGGTACCGGACGCGGAGATAGCCGCCCGCGTGAAGAAGGCAGTGGTTCCCGGTCGCACCGCCCTGTGGGTGGAGCGCGGCCCTGACCTGTGGTGGGGCGGAATCGTATGGACCATGACCCCGGCCGTGGACGACAGAGGCGCCGTAACGGTAGCCATCCAAGCGGCCACCTTTGACTCCTTCTGGGACCACGCCATCCTCCGGGACACCCTGGAGGCCCAGCAGATGGACCAGTTCGACATCGCCCGGGACCTGGCCACGTACGCCACGGACCAAGAAGGCGGAGACATTGGCATCCGCATCGACTACAGCAAGACGTCCGGCGTGCGGCGGGACCGCACCTATTCGCGGTTCGACGCCACCCGGGTCCGGGAGGCCTTGGACCGCCTGGCGGCAGTCGAGAACGGCTTTGAGTGGCGGGTCCAGGTCTACCGTGAGGCGGCGACCGGGGAGCGCGTGAAGCGGCTCCAGCTCGGATACCCCACGATCACGGCAGGGGCCGCGCCGGTCATGCTGACCTACCCGGGCAACGTCCTGAACTACTCCTGGCCCCAGGACGCCACCGGCATGGCCAACACCTGGCAGAGCCGTGGCGCCACCGACAACCAGAACCAGGCGGATCAGTCCAACCCGATCATGTCCACGCTCTGGTCCTACCCGGAGAAGCTGAAAGCCGGATGGCCCCGGCTGGACGGCTCCAGCGACTACAACACCGTGGAGAAGCTGACCACGCTCAACGAGCACGCGAAGGCGGACCTGGCCCGCGCCAAGGACCCCGTGGTCATCCCGTCCATCCGGACCCGGCTGGACGGACAGGTGACGCCCGCGCTCATCGGCTCCGCCGTTCGCCTGCGCATCCGGGACACCTGGTTCTCCGATGGCCTGGACGCGGACTACCGCGTGGTGGGGCTGCACGTGACCCCGGCCCAGCGCGGACAGCAGGAATCCGTGGAGCTGTACTTGGAGGCTGCATAGTGGCGACCATCCCTCAGGACATCAACGACCGACTCCGGCGCCTGGAACAGGAGTTGCGCGCCCTGACGACAGCGGCCAACCGTCGGCCGGCACTCAACCAGATCATGCACGGAGACGTGAAGATCGGCGAGGGCGGCGGCCTGTCCGTCAAGCAGCCGGGCGGCGCGGAAACCTTCCGCGTGGGCGAGGTCGGGCCCATCGCAGGGGAACATGCCCTGGTCGTCCGGCGCCGGGACGGCAGCGTGGCCCTTTCGGTCTGGAACGGCACCACCACCGGGGGACAGGCCCAAGCGTTCCGCATCAAGGACGCCCAGGGCCACGAACTCCTCTCAGAGGACGTGGTGGCCGGGGGCCTGGCCCGCCCTCACCTGCCCATCCCCATGAGCCCGGCCCAGCCCACCAACTGGCCGTCCACCAGCTCCACGTCCTGGACGGACCTCCAGGTGGCATGGCCAGAGGCCCAACACCCGCGCTTGGAGGTGTTCGCCCAAGCTGTGGGAAACGGCAACGGCGGAGATATGCGCATCACGGTGGATGGCCAGGTCATGGCCTCCGGGACCCACAACAAGCCGATCCAGGCCACGTTCAAGATCCCCAATTACGAGTTCGGGCAGCACCCGGAAATCAAGCTCCAGGCACGCGCCAAGACGTCGTCTACCGTGTGGGCGTGCGTTCAGCGCATGTGCGGCGTCGCATCGTAGGCGCTGTCCGACGGGTCCGGTGCCGACCATCTGGCACTGAGCCCGTCGGCGTTCGTGGTGACTGGGGCGCTCAGCCCGGCAGTTCACCTGCTTCGATGCCGCTGCGGAACGCGGACCATTCGGCTGCTGTGAAGCGCAGCGCCTTACGGTGGGGGTTCTTGGAGTCGCGCACCGCGACCGCGCCACCAGGCAGCTGCGCCACCTCGACGCAGTTGTCCAATCCTTCGCTGAAGGACGACTTCTCCCACCTCACGCGCGAGAGGTCCAACGCGTAAAGATCAGCCTTCTCCATCGTGTCCTCCTCGTCTGGGCGGTTGCGCCGCATCGCTACCCAGCTCGCACGGCGCCTACCGGCCAACATTTCCGAGCCGCAGGACCCGCCGGACACTACTGGCGGGG